GAAAACACTTGTTGTTCTACCCAGTCTAATTTGTTGTTATCTGCTATTTGCGCATAAACTTGTGTTAAAACATCTGCAATATCTTGATTGCCACCGCCCCTGGGTTTAAATTGTATGTCTGCTTTTTTTGTGCTTTGTTCTGCAAGAACTGCATTAATAGTAGGCAAAATAGTATTGATCGTTAAAGCTGGTCTGCCCTGGTCGTCAAGTTGTTGTTGATCAAACTCGTCCCACTGTTCCCCACGATAGTACATGTCACATTTTTTTGCTAAATCCATGTAATCTTCATGGCCGTGATCTCTTGCCCGTGTGTAAGCATTCCATTGGGTCTTTGCAAGCGTCAGCTGCTCGGCTTTTGTTAAATTCTTTTTTGGTTTTTTACTATATGCCATATTACGCACTCATTGCCGATTTCTTTTTCGGCCCTTTTGCCATTAATTCTAACCTATCTCTCCACGAAGGTACATGCTCGGGTGCTTCATAAAAAGATGCATACTCTGTCATCATTAAACCAACCCAGGCCAAAGCATCAACTTGGTCATCATGCACGCCATTAGGAAAACGCAAAAGTTCAGCCACAAGAGGCCCAGTCCAGATTGCATCTTCAGGTACAAAAACTCTACCCTGTTGCATCCTACCCTGAATAGCTCTAGCTCTTGCTTCTTTGTCACGTCTCCCTACTTTTAAATCTTTAAAATATGCAGAATGTAATCTACGCTCTGCCACACGTTTCTCTAAGAAAGGACCGATGGCCATTTCTATATGTCCACGTTCTATTCCTACTATACCAGGTCTCCACTGTTCGTAGAAATCTAATATTTTTTCTACCAATTCAAAACCATCATACTTGCCACGGATCATATCGACAACAAACATATTATCGTACTCATCGATACCTACCATTATGCCAACAGAATAATCGTTTCTATCTCTTTGCCCGATAGCTAAATCCCATGCGCAATAATAACGCATCTTATCATAGTCTATATCAGCCGGGTCATAATATTGAATCATGTCTCTAGTAAAATAATCACCTTCATCTGATACTGGGTTCTGTTGATATAGAGCCGTCCAGTCTCTAGGACCTATAGCTTTTTGTATTTTTTCTAAAGACTCTACATCATATCGTTCGGGATGCAGCGGTTCGCCCGTTGCACGAAACTCTTCATCTTCTTCTGCAATGGCTGGATATTTAACTACTTCCCAATCGTCCGCACCATTTTCACTAGCAGTCAACAAGCGTCCGGCTAGATCATCATCGTGCCATCTTGTTAAAATAACCAAGATACCTCCGCCTGGAGCAAGACGGGTATAAGCAGTAGAAGTGTACCAATCCCAGGTCGCTTCTCTATTGTTTTCTGATTCTGCATCTTCTCTGTTTTTTACCGGGTCGTCGATTAATAATATGTGCGCACCTTTACCTGTGATACCACCACCGACACCAGCTGCTACATAACCACCGCCCTCGGTTGTTTGCCAGGACTCTACAGACTGTGAATCTTTGTCTAATTTAGTAGATTCAAAAACTTTTTTATAGTTTGGCTCTCTGAGCACTTGTCTAACTTTTCTAGAAAAACTCATAGCTAACGAACCTGAGTATGAACAGCTGATAAACTCATGTCCGGGGTTACGTCCGAGGTGCCAAGCAGGAAAGGCAATACTTGCAAGGGTAGATTTACCATGACGAGGGGGCATAAACAGCATAAGTCTTGGGGATTTCTTATCTGACACGTCTTGACTAAATTTTTCTAGCCTATTGCATATATCTTTGTGCACCCAACCCGCTTGGTAGTCTGGATTAAATTTTTCAACGAAGGGCAACATGCGTTTTCTGGATAAAATACGCTTTGCCAGCTCTTGTTCTGCACGAATTTGGGCATTTTGTTCTTTTTTTGATATTTTTTCTTGTTTTTGGGGTTGAGGAAGCTGTTCTGCCTCGTCTGCGGCGCAATATACGCACAAACCTTTGGGTAAAACTAGGTTATCTGCTAATAATTTCTTGCATTTATAGCATTCTATCTTAATTTGATCTGTCACTAGTTAGCATTTCCATCTTCTTCTAGCTTGTCTGATTCTAGAATTAGGGTTATTCCTTGTTTTCGCTGAACTTCTCTTTAATTGACCTAAAGATCTTGCGCAATATGACTTTCTTCGCTTCGCAGCTTTAGAACCTTTCTTAACTTTACCAGTAACAGCAGTCTTTAACTTAGAACCGGGGTTCGCGCGCCTATACGCAGCCACGCCTTTTTGGGTCATACCGGCACCAGATTTGGTTTTTCGGTAATTACCGCCTTTTCCTGTTGTTCTTCGTATTGGATTTTCTTTTTTTCTTGGCATAAGTTCTCACATTTGTTGGCTTTCCACCCACTCCTTGCGCTTTAGCTCGTTTTCTTTTTACTGCGCTCCTTTTCTGAGCTGCAGTCATACTGGCAGCTTTAGACTTTGGTACGCATTTTGGGTAGCCTTTACGTTTTGTCGACGCTTTCTTTCTACCGCAAGGTGCATGTCCGCCACCTTTCTTTTTTCTACCTATATCAACCCACTCTTCTTTGAACCATTTTGTTAGTCCGCCTTTGGGTTTAGAAGTGGCCACTACCTATAGCCTCCACCCCTTGCTTTATAAGTTTTTGTTAACCAACCAGAAGCATATGCAGATGGCCAAACTTTATATTTTCTTTTAGCTTCTGCTTTTACTCTAGCGTACAGAGCCGGATTAGTCGGCTTTGCACCACTTTTCTTTTTAGTAGCTTTTCTTTTTGCCGCCACGATAATTCTTTTTGGTTGTACCTTTAGATTTCTTTTTACCAGACATCTTCATTTTTTTGCCTGGCTTCTCATTTATATAACAATGCATTACTTACCTCTCTTTTTTGGAATGACTCCTCTACCCATGAGAATGTCTTTCTTTGTTACCTTACCATCTCCAGAATAATCTGGAAACTTTTTCATTTTAGAAACTTTACGTTTCTTTTTTCGAGCTTGTGCAGCTTGTGCATATTTAGTCATTAGTACCTCCTTGGGGTTCTAGATATTTTGTATCTACTCCAGCCAACTTTAACAACTCGGAATCAGACATTCGTTCTAGCTGCTGAATTTTATCTACATTGATATTAACTTGGGTTGCTTGCTCTGGGGCAAATAGACCGTGGAGCTTGCACAACGAATCGACAACATTTTTTTCTTCAGTCGCGGTCGCCGATTTACGATGCGCTTCTAAATATAATTGGGTCGCGGTATTTCTATCGAACTTAACTTCTTCGCGCATCTCTTCTCTTAGGTACTCGATGGCTTGCATAATCTTTGGTCGCTTAAAAGCTTCGTACACGGAATCTTGGTTCCTGTACCCCGCTGCACGGCCCGCTGCCGCTTTGCTCATGCCACGTAAAAAATACAAAATTAATCTTTCTTCTTGGACCGAAAGCTCGGATAACTTTACACCCGCGTACGGAAAATGTGATTGGAGTTCCAATCTATCTTGTTCGGTGACCGCGGTCGATTGATCTGCAACTAAGCTCATACTCGTAAGCATAGCTTATTTGTGGATATCTTGTAAATTTTTTGTGGAAAAATTTTTTTTGAAAAATATTAAATATATCGCTGAGACATCTTCTCCTTCTATCACCAGACACCCGACCCCGACCCTTTTCACTTTGTCGATTGACTTTTGTCATTTCAACTTTTGGAACCTTGTATTGGTTTTTCGCTCGCTCAGATTAACTTCGCTCGCTACCGCTCGTCGGCTGTCGCCCTCCTCCTCGCTCCTGGTAACACTCCGCTCGACTTCGTCTCTCGCTCCGTCGTTTGTTTATATCAGCGCCCGTGTACCACGGTCACTGTTATTTACTTATGTATATTCGTTAATACAATTAATTATAGGAGGTTATTATGAATATTATGTACGCAATTGGTAACGTTACAGGTAAGACTACGAAGTTAATCTGGGGAGCAACTACAACTACAACCGGCTCAGCTGTTCGTGGTTTCAAAGATGCATTCGCTAAGCCAGAGATTATTACTCCGGCACCGGACCTAGAACCTGTGACTATTAACCCGGAACCTACAACTTATAGACAAACCGAGATGAAGATATGAGGCACAACATACTAACCCTAACTTATAAAGAAAATCATCCCTATAAGTTTATACTACTAAGAATTGGAGCAACAATACTATCTGTACTACTTGCACCAATTATCATTCCTTACATCATTTACAAGATGTATTAATCCCAACCAACGGGGGCTAACAAGCCCCTTTTCCCATGTCCTAACTACTATCATCAAGGTGCGCGAGCTAATGCGAGCGCATGCATGCTTCATGCAAACTTGGTTCCTTCGGTTCCACGGATATATGCCCATGTGGAACCATGTCGTGGAACCACGACGAAGGCGCATGCCAATGCGGTCTCGCGACGGACCAACATACTGTTGGTTCCGTTGTTCCACGTGGAACAAAACCTAGTTTTGTAACGGACCACGGACAACGGTTAATGAATAAAGATTAACTTAACCTAAAACAAGTGGAACCAGTGGAACCAAACCTCTAACCACGCATCCTTATCAGGTTTTTCGTGTTCCATGACTCGTGGAACCAAGTGGAACCAGTGGAACCATAGTTCCAACGCTTTCACCATTCTGGTGCAAGCGATATTTATTTATGTGAGTTTGATACGGGTGTATCGAGCCACTTAACTTTACTTACCTAGGAGGTAAACATGTTGTATTCATTATACATATTAAAAGACGGCAAAGACGGCAAATCTAGAAGCAGAGAGGTCGGCATTGCAACTACTAACAAAGACGGTAGCTTAACACTACACTTTGACGTAGCTATACCATTGACTGCTGACAATCAGCAAGCCAAGGTGTTCATGAGAGAGATTGAGCAAAAAGCTCAGCCAGCTCAAGCAGTAGCTTAAGTTGGTAGTGTCACCCCGAGGACCAACTAAAGCTCGGGGGGGTTGTTACCGAAAGCACGTGCTCGGATGAGAAGCCGAGCCTTTCCATTTTATACAAGGAGGTTGATATGGAGGAACTATATGTACCCAACGAGGTGCTACAACAAGCCGAAGCAAGCGAAACACAATCGCAAGCTAATTATGTGAATTCTGGTGAGTTTCTTAGGAGATTCATCAGACGTATTGAACTAAAGCCACAAGGAGGAAATTATGGCGAATCATTTTGACCCATCGGACTTAGGTCCAGAAATCGTAGACATGGCAAACGGTGAAACAGGCGAGCTTCTGCCTGACCAAAAAACACCAGAGTCTGCGTGGAAACCAGACACCAACGGTGACCCAGTTGGTAGTGAAGCCAGAGCAACACAGGACCCTGTGCATCTGCCTGACTTCTACTACAGAAAGTATTCTATTGACGGTGAAGGCAAAGCTATTGCTCAGCCATCAAGAGTAGAAGGTATCATGGACGTATTCAAGTCTAAAAAGAATACACCAATGGTATTCAACCAAGAGAACGACGAGCTCCGCAAAAAAGAAGAAGATTATTATCTTCAGCAAGTCCAACAGATTGCGGACGGTCTTATGCCATTGCTTGAGACTGACCCACAATCAACAGGTATCAACTTCTTACAGTTGACAACCAGGACTTGGGCAGAGTTCGCGTCTATTGCATACGAGTACAAAGAAGAAACTGAATCAGCTAATCCAAACGATGACTTACCAGTATGGTTGGTCGAGCGTGAGGAGAAGATGTTCGGTCTCGGTCGCAAAGCTCGTATGTTATCAGCTGTTGTTGGTCTTATCGGTGATTCATTCGGATTGCACGATCTGTCACTAAAAGATGTTCGTGTCAGAAATGAAATCGAGAGACGTCAACAGCGACTAGCTGAGTGGAACTTCAAACAGCATGCAGATTCATCTGTCAAAGTTGCAACTGAGCTAAACCAGGCTACCAAGCAACATACTACAAATATGTTCGCTTCAGCCTAAACCAACGGGGACTTCGGTCCCCTTTTTTATTCCAAGGAGGTAATTATGGGATTAGATGCTTATGCAGGCTTTCAGGAGCCACAACCTGACAATGTAGAGCCAATCAATGATGATGTGCTTTACGATACGTTACAACGCGGTGATGAATTTTACTGGCGTAAACATGCCAGACTGCAAGAATACATGCAAAGATTATGGCGTGTTAGAAAGTTTGGCGAAGATGCCAAACACTGGAGCGGATTAAGAATGGATGGCAAGCATGACTATGGTGAAGTCATGTTCTTGGAAAAACAAGATATTGAAGAACTACAAAAGCTAGTTGAAAACAATGACTTGCCTTTCTGCCCAGACGGATTCTTTTGGGGACAACAGTTTCAAGAAGAATCAATGAAAGAGTATAAAGAACTCGACCTTAAGTTCTGTAAGCAAGCACTCAAGTGGCTTGATGAAGGCAAAAAGGTCTGGTACGACTGTTCGTGGTAATTTTAGGAGGTAAATATGCACACAATTAATCCAGTAAAACTTAAACAAGAATTGACTGACTGCATCAATGCCGGCTACCCAGCTATGATTTGGGGTGGGCCAGGCATTGGTAAATCAGAAATACCAAGACAGGTTGCCGATGAGATGGGCGTCCCGCTCATCGACTTCCGTGCTAACTTGTTCGACCCTGTCGACGTACGTGGTATTCCATATATTAAACAGCTCAAAGAAACCGGCAAACGGTTCACATCATGGGCTGTGCCTGATGTGTTTCCAATCGCAGAACGCGACGGTGAACGTGGTTTGCTCTTCATTGACGAGCTACCAACTGCACCGCCAGCAACGCAAAACGCATTCTTACAACTGTTACTAACAAAACAGATTGGTGAATACAGATTGCCTGCCGGTTGGCAAATCATCTGTGCCGGCAACAGACTTACCGATGCAGCAGCTGTTTATCAGATGCCATCGCCTGTACGTAACAGACTTGCACACTACGAGCTCGAGCCAACACTCGACGATTGGGTGCAATGGGCTTATCAGCACAACATCGACCCAGATGTTATCTCGTTCATACAGTACAGACCTAATCTGTTGTCACAGTTTGACGCTGACGAATATGCATTCCCAACGCCACGTGCTTGGTCAATGGTCAGCAAAAAAGTATCTAAGGCAAACACAGATCCAGAACGTTTGTTTTTCGGTGTGTCATCACTAGTCGGTGATGGACCAGCTGGTGAGTTTATTGCATTCAAAGAGATTGCAAACAAGCTACCAGATATTGATCAGTTGCTCAAAGACCCATCAACATACAAGAAAGACGACAATCCTGCATTGTTGTACGCTCTTGCTACTGCTGTTGCTACTAGAGCACAGGATGACATGATGGAAAACATTATGAAGCTAAACAACAAGTTACCAGTTGAGTTTCAGGTTGTCTTAGTTAAAGGTTGTTTGGCCAAAGACAGACAACTCAAATCACACAACGATGTACGTAAGTGGATCGTTGACAATGCTAACGTTGTTTTATAGGAGGTTATATGAAAACAGTTAGATTATCACGTGCTCTTAAGTGGGATATCACTAAAGCTGCAGAAAAAAAATTCGACAATGCAAATCCGCAACAACAGCTGCCCAATGATGGGTACGCTGTTGTAACAAGACTTGGTATTGTAGACAAAATTGAAGCGACTAAAAAAATGTTTACAAGTATTTGGAATACAGAGTTACCTATGCGAGATGTAGACTATATAAAAATAGAAGCAGATATACCAGGAGATCATCCTCATAACCCTTATGGTGCAGACGATGATTCAGGTATGGAAAGAGAAATTTCTTACAAACTTAATTTGCCTTCTGGTTTTAGAGCTCCACAGTTTCTTAGTTATTATGAAACTATGACTGTGCCTGTACTTCATACTGACCCAACGTTAATTGAATGCATGATTGCTGACAATTATAACGACGACCTCAGAAAAAAAAGACGTGAACACACCCTAAAACTAGATGTAGTTATGGACAGATTTAGTACTTTAAATCAGTTACTTAGAGCTGCTCCCTACGTCAAAGACTTAGTGCCACAAGACAAACTGACTAAGATGCATGAAGTAGACGACAGATCAGGTAGACGTGCGGCGCTAGCAGAAATTGCTAACGACGAGTTACAAGATCTACGTGAGACTTTATTAGAAGACGCATTACTAGGAGATGATTAATGAATCCACTGTTTCAAAAAGCTAGGTCAAGACTTATTCTTGACAACCCATTTTTCGGTACCTTGTGTCTCAGGCAAAAGCCTACCGAGTGGGACCAACCAACTGGTGCAGTAGACGGTAAACATCTGTTCTACAACGTCAAATGGTTTGAAAAGCTTACAGAGATGGAACGTGTGGGTTTCCTGGCGCACGAAGTTATGCACCTGGTTCTCATGCATCACACGCGTAGACAAGAACGCAATGCCCACAAATGGAATATTGCAGCTGACTACGCTATTAACAATCATCTTATAGCCGAAGGTTTTATTCTGCCGAAAGGCGGTCTGGTGGATGACCAGTACGAAAACATGACTACCGAAGCTATCTACAATATGCTACCTGAACCTCCTCAGGGATGGGACGCAGTGTATGTAGATGGTGGTGGTTGTGGTGGCGTGCTGGATCATCCCGATTCCGATGGTACGAGCGGTACTGCTAGTGCTATTGAATCGGAACTGCAAGTAGCAGTTAACCAAGCAGCTGAAGCTGCCAAAGCACAAGGTAAACTCTCTGCCAACATGCAATCGCTTGTGTCAGAGATTACAGATCCAAAAGTTGATTGGAAAACTGTGTTGGCTCGTTTCTTACGTGCGAACAACAAATCTGATTTTACATGGGCTCGTCCTAACAGACGATTTATATCCAGAGGTCTGTATCTACCTGCTCTCCATAATCCCTGTCTCGAAGAGATAGCGATTGCTGTAGATACATCTGGCTCTATAACAGATGATGAGCTAGCACAGTTTACTTCCGAGACTTCGTACATATTGCATGAGCTCAACCCTGAGCGCGTGCAGTTTATACAATGTGACTATGATGTGCAAAACGCATGTGAATACACACGCGAATCATTGCCACTTAAAGTCACGTACGAAGGTAGAGGTGGCACTCGAATCAGTCCAGTAATTGATTACGTCAATGAGCATCATCCTAGTGTTGCTGCTCTTGTGTATCTTACTGACCTCGAGGTAGCTGAAGAAGATTTTGGAGACAAACCACATTATCCAGTGTTGTTTGTGTCAACTAGTATGGAGGAAGCACCTTATGGTGAAGTTATCAAAATGTAAGCAATACATCAAAGAGTTTGGTGTGTCTGTGTTGACCGGCACAGCTATATTGTTTTTATTATTCGGTCTTGCAACAAGTATTCATTACTCATTGCTACTGCTCGGAGTCGGGGTCGGCCTCGGGTGTATATTCTATTTATTATGGAGGTTAATCTAATGACTAATATTGTCGGTACAATTACCACAGCATTGTGGATTCTAATCGAGCTTATACAGTTTGCGTATATGGCTTTTCTTGCATGGCAAAGGAGGAATGATGTTACTAGTAGGCATACTCAGCGCGCTAGGACTGCTTTTGCTGGCGCTTAAAGCCGGTGGTCGTAAGACTATTGGTAACGATATCTTTGTCGACGTACTAATCACAATCACGCTAATGGTCTGTTTCTACGGTACCTTCAGCGGTATGACTGCAGCTATGGTCGGCGGCTTGACTGCATCTCTTGTTTTGTTTGTTCTTAAAAAAACAGTGCGACACGAAAAATTAGTTGTTCAAACCAAAGAAGTAAAACTGCCTATGGGTATGAAATTTAAATCGCCAAAAGTCGCATGGCAAACAGTAGAACCAGATTGGAGGAAATAATATGGCTAGTGTACAAATGTCACAAACATTACGTGACCAGATAACAGAAAACTATAAACAACAATTGTATAGTGCGTACCGTCAAGCACATAACGTGCAAGGTGCAATTGATACCATTATAAACCGAATCACGGACAACGATCCACAGTTCTCGGCACTGTGCCAACTGCAAGAAGCACATGCTGAAACGTTAGACGCTGTCAGAAATAGGTATGTGACTAATGGTTATTCATACCATCACAATAACAAAGTAAGCGAACATATTGTTAAAACATCAACAGAGCTTGGTCTTATTTGTAATCCAAACAGACCAACATCTGAAGATGGTACTTACATTCATAGCTGGCACACTGAATACAAAGATGAATATAGTTCAGAAAATAAAATTAAACCTGCTTCTGACAATTATGTAGAAGGTGATATTCCTGTAAAACTAACAGACTTACAACCTTTTTATGCACCGACTGAACTTACAATCAGATATCACAGAGGTTGGAATGAAACACAATATGCACCAAACGTAGGCAACATGGCTATTATTGTTACTGACCCTGACTTATGCGCACAGTTGTCACCTATAGGTGAAATAGAAATCAAAGTTAATACTGACGTAGAAACTTTTAAAGAGTATATATCTAAGATTACTACGTTAAAAAGGTTCATTGACGAATGGCCTGGTGGTAAAGGTCTAGTACCTGATGAGTACATGCAACGTATGTTAACTAAAAAGAAACCAGCTCAAGCTAATCGTATGACGCCAGATCAGATTATACCTAATGAGTTGAAAGAACAGATGAATGAGGTAATATTAACTAATAAACTATTAGGAGATGACTGATGGGGGAAGCAATTGTGAAAGAAAAACCATGGGAATATAACCCAGATTACTCATACGAAGCTAATATGAGCAGCTGGATAGATGCTGTTAACTTTGAACGTAAACAGTACAATGAAAAGATACTCACATCTGAACAAGCAGAAATGAAGTTCAATGAGTATTATCCAAGGAGCGAATATGGGCAGACTTAAATCAGCCATGATGGATGTAGGCGAAGAAGCTATGCAAATAGGTATCGAAGCTGCATCTATAAAACATCATCTAACCGAAGAAGATGTAAAACTTTGCATACTACTTGCTTGTGGCTTCCAAGGCGAATGGGAACAATTCGTTGAAGAAGGGCATATGCAAGGTCCAGTACTGCACTAAGTTTAGTATCATTTGAAGTTACGCGCGTGGGTTTATATCAAACCTCATAGTCTAAGATATAACTTGATACTAAAATCGGGGAGTAATTACCTCGAGAGATAGCTGTTAGATTCGTATGTGAGTAATTACACAGATCTAACGGTTATCTCAATTTTTAAAGTTTAGTTTTGCGAAAAGGGGTTGCACCAAAATAGGAATGACTAGCGTGTGTAATCAAATAGTCTAGCTGGTTAGCTAAGCAATCAATGGCCAGAATGCACATTGTTCCCCGCCTAAACATGCCAAGGAGTGGCATTAGTATAGCCCAAGATTCGGTGTCCCGGCTTGGGCTATGCGTTTTTTCTTATGATACGTATACCCAACACTCAATTGTACCTGTACCACCACCTGCTGGTGCGGCTTGTACAAGAATGTCAATTGTATCATCAGCTGAGTATTCTTTTGGTGCTACGTTAGCATCTTTCTCATCACTACCACCTGCTCTACCAACAGTAGAACCATCGATGTAGTAGTCAGCAGTTGTGCCGTCGCCTACGTCAAGAACTAATGTTGAACCTGTATCTAGGTCGTCGCATTTGATGATTACATCATGCACAGTTTCACCAGAGAATACGTCAACAATTTGAATAACATCGTTTAATACTAATGCAGTACTAGCTTCAAACTTAGCGTATCTTACGCCAACAGCTCCGCTTGGGAACGGTTTGAATGACTGATTACCATTAACCATGTCTGATTTATATGTTGATGCCATATTGCTTCTCCATTTGTGTTATTACCCATTATTAGGTAATATCTATAGTCATAAAGACAGAAATGGATTTTGTCAAGTTTAATTAACGGAGTAATTAGATGCCCCCAACCCACGTTTATGTTAAACGTAACCCGATACATCCGTACACTTACAACGATCCAGCAGACTTGCCGTTTATACAATGGAAATATGTAAAGATTTCTGTTGCATATAATATGTACACTAGTAAACAAATAGGCTGGGAGCGTGCAAAGCGCAGCGAGTATCTAGATTGGTGTACGAAAATGAAAAAGTTCAAGGAGGAACTATGAAGGTACAAATATTAGTTAAAAATAGTAAATATGGTCATGACTACGAAGTAGTTAGAGCCGATGCTTTTTTTAATAATAAAGATTTAGAAGAAAATTATAGAGAAAAAAAACAAGAAGAATGGCATGAATTTTTAAAAAATGAGTGCGGCCAAGAAATAAACGAAGATGACTATGTCGACTGGTACGGAGACATGGACCCAATACAACTACAAGTTCAGGAGGAGCTATGAAACAAACATTTACTTACTTAGGTGGTTTAAGAAAAGCTATGTCTGATTTAGACAATGCTATACCTGATTCTGCGT